CTTATTTATTTTGGTATTTAATTGATTATGCTAAATATATTTAAAGGTTTTAGCGGTATTATGTTAGTTATGTTTAAAGTAATTATCATACAAATATTTATTCCTATAGTTGTAACATTGTTCTTTTTATATACCGCCTATTTTTACACTTTTATATAAAACAATAGAAATCGTTGGTTTCGTACGTTTATTTTATATAAAATTTATTTCTAAAGTATATTAATGAATTTAGAGCTAAAAAAATTTGATATGAAAAGCATCAGTTTTAAACCCAATGAGTCTAAAGGCCCCGTTATAGTATTGATAGGTCGTCGTGACACCGGCAAATCGTTTTTGGTGCGCGATATCCTATATTACCATCAAGACATACCAATTGGAACCGTCATCGCTGGCACCGAAGAGGGTAACGGTTTTTACGGCAAATTGGTGCCAAAATTGTTCATCCATAATGAGTACAATACGGCCATTATTGAAAACATCTTAAAGCGTCAACGCGGCGTTTTGCGGCAAATCAAGAAGGAAATGGAACAATTCAATAAAAGCACAATTGACCCCCGCACGTTCGTCATTTTAGACGATTGTCTCTATGACAACACGTGGGCGCGGGATAAAATGATGCGATTACTTTTTATGAACGGGCGGCACTGGAAGGTGATGTTACTTATCACAATGCAATATCCATTAGGCATACCGCCGACGCTCAGAACTAACATTGATTACGTCTTTATTTTGCGCGAACCCTATATCGCCAATCGGAAGCGTATTTATGAGAATTATGCGGGCATGTTTCCCACATTGGAGTCGTTTTGCCAAGTGATGGACCAATGTACGGAGAATTTTGAGTGTCTCGTCATCAATAACAACGCAAAATCCAACAAACTCCAAGACCAAGTGTTCTGGTACAAGGCAGATGCTCACAACGATTTCCGCCTCGGATCCAAAGACTTCTGGGAACTGTCCAAGCAGCTCAACGACGACGACAATGAGGAACAATATGACCCCAATAACGTCAAAAAGAGAGGCCAAGGGCCCAAAATAGCAGTCAAAAAGAGCAAGTGGTAGTTAAACCGCTTTCTGCACAGAGAAAGCGAAATAAAATGTAATATTAATATTTTTATAAAAAATAGTTCCTCATTTTGGAGGAGCGGTTTTAAATAAAAAAGAACGGTAAAAAAGATAATGTCAATATTCATTACATCATCTAAAAATGATTAGTCATCCTTAATAAAACAATTCAATAATTTCTATTGTTTTTTCTGTTGGATTGTCAATCCAATACTGTATTTGTTGCTTCAATGTCGCTATACGTTCTTCCCATTCCTTTAGTTTGGTTTTTGATATTTGTATAACGCCCAACTTATTTAATTTCCAACAAGATTTTACTAACACGCCGTCTTGGTTAGTATAATCATCTGGATTAAACCGAATAAATACAATTGGTCTATGTTGTAGGTCTTGTGATAATTCCATTAACCGCTTATGTTCGCAACTACAATCGTAGTCAGTATGTTTATTTTCATCAATTTCAACAATAATAATATGCGAACCCATATCTAATAATAAATCTGGACGTCTTTTAGAGCAGCCATCTTGGACTTTTTTATCGGCAACCCAAGTGAAATCTGAAAATGTTAGTTTAATTCGGTCAACTACGTCTTTTTCTTTTGTTTTATAGTTTCTTGTGTTTGGTTCATCTGGAAATAAATGAATAAAACATGTAAGACAATGACCTTGATATTTATTTTGTTTCTTTTTATCACACCAAGAAGACTTACATAAACTTGAACCTCCACATTCTTTACACCATTCTTTTCTTTTATTATGAACACATATATTTGAGCCATTACATGGAAAACAGTTGCTTATTTGTATATTATGAATACATATACGACTTCCACCACACTCTTTACATTGTTGCTTTATTTTATCATGTGGACATATATTTGTTCCGTTGCATTCTTTACAATTTGTTCTTCTTCTACTGTGTTCGCATATAGACGCGCCTTTACATTCTATACAAACTTTTCTATTTTTATTATGTTCACATATTTGACTTCCCCCGCATTCTTTACATTCTGCTTTATATCTATTATGTTCGCATATTTGACTTCCCCCGCATTCTTTACATTGTGTTTTTAATTTATTATGTTCGCAAAATGAACCACCGCCGCATTCTTTACAAACACTTCTCTTTTTATTATGTTCGCAAAGGGAGCCTCCGCCACATTCCTTACAAATAGTTTTTAACTTCTTATGAATACATATTTGACTACCTCCACACTCCTTACACTGTATTTTTATTTTTTTGTGTTCGCAAATAGCAGAACCACCACAATCAACGCATCTTGATTTTCTTTTTCCATGAGGACATTTATTTTCTTTTTTTGGTTCACAAGGAATACATAGCTCTTCCATAATTATTCTGTATGAATATATAATCATTATTTATTTACTTTCAATTTTATAAATATTTAATATTCTTCAATTAACAGTTTAAAATCAACTCCATATATAAAAGTATGAAGTTGATGTATTTTTTTACCGTTGCGTTGTTCTTCTCTAAATCATTGTCTTATAACCAACAACGAATGGTAAGCAGTTATTCTAAAAAAGTCCAGTTTTATATGAAAAAAGAGACTTACAGAGAAGAAAAGCTCACTTTTTTATACCAAGCCAAGACCGAAAACCAGCGCAAATACGTTGCAGCGCTGAATAACAAGAACGACAGCATAACAGCGGTTATTGGGCCCGCCGGCACCGGTAAGACCTTATTAGCGTGTAATGCGGCCATTCAAAACCTAAAAGACGGCAAAATAGATAAAATAATTATTACACGACCGGTGGTCCCAGTGGAGGAAGAAATCGGCTTCTTGCCCGGCACCATAATGAAGAAGATGGACCCATGGACGCGGCCAATCATTGACATCTTTGAAGAGTACTATTCAAAGTCGCAAGTAACTAACATGATGCTGAATGGTCAGATAGAAATCTCGCCCCTAGGCTTTATGCGCGGGCGCACATTTAAGCACTCGTTTATAATCGCCGACGAAATGCAGAACAGCAGTCCCAATCAGATGTATATGCTTCTAACAAGAATAGGCACCAATAGCCGCATGGTGATAACCGGTGACTTGGACCAAAGCGACAAATTTGAGAACAATGGACTGAAAGATTTTATCAAAAAATACAACGCAATCCAAAGCCAAAAATCATATAAAAATATAAATTTGGTCCATTTGGACAATAATGACATACAGCGCAGCGAGTTGGTAAGCCAAATTATTGAGATGTATAGCAATACTAACAAGGTTGCTAATACAAATGGTGACCGTAATGGTAATAAATTTGCGTTCAATATTGATAAAGATGCGGCGTTGATGCCCAAAAATCATTTGTTAAATTCGCCATATAAAAAATAAAAATAATCCTTTAGGAAAAATACAGACAACTAAATATTTAGGAAAACTTAACAAAATAATTATTTAGGAAAAATTAATAATTATTTTTATTTTTAATTACAAAAAAATTTTTTTGTAAACTTATAGTATAAGAATGCGTAGAGGAATGATGTCACGTAAAAGACGTTCAATGCGTCGTATGATGCGTATGCAAGGCGGTATGGGCTATGGTATGGGCTATGGCAATGGCATGAACTACGGGATGGGTTACGGCAAGGGTATGTATGGCGGTCGCAGAACCCGCCGCAGGGGCCGAAGCATGGGAATGATGAAAATGTAAAATAATATATAATTATATAGCTGCGTCTAATATAATTATATCTAAAAAAAATCTGTATATAATATAAAATGAAAAAAATGAATATGAATTCATTATTTAAAATAATAGTTGGACTCGTAGTTATTTTGGCGGTATTATATTATTTATTTTATGGAATAAATCGTTATACCACAGAATATTTTAGCGATAATGGGTTCAAATGGATTTCTAGTGGTACTTGTGCTTCACATAATATGCAAGATTTAACACAGAGCGATTGTTCAAATTATTTACAGAATTCAAATTATACAGTAACCGGCGCTGATCATGGTCCACCCGGTTGTTGGTTAGTATTTGGTGACTCCTTAACGGGCGCTATAAAAGCGAATCCTCAATTAGCCGGTAAAGGCTTTGGATGTTATTCAAAAAATAAAACTGACGGAAAACAATGTTCAGCTGATTTCCCGTGTGTATGTAAATAATCTATTTATTTAAAGCAAATGGTCCCGATTTCAAAAGGGATCTACCATTATCCGTTTTTCCAATAACCACGTTTTCACTCTCAAATAATTCAGCGCGAATATCCGCAGCAGTAATACTGTCAGCTGTCTTATTCGCAAATGTGTTTTCAGTGGTGTTGAGTCCACCCGCACCAACCAAATTACCATCCTCATCAATGTCTTGTGTAACAGCATTACCATATTTCTCGGCATTCTTCTTATTCTCCTCAATTGCCTTTTGCTTAGTTTCTTTTAATCGCTGTTCAAACGCGGTTTTGGCGGCAGTTTCATTTTTCTTCTTTTCTTGAACCAATTGGTTCAACTCTTCTTCCATATATTCAACACGACCGGTTTTGTATGCCTCCGGTTCCCATGGTAACCAAGTGCCAACTGGTCCAACAAATACATCAAAATAGGGGTCAGTCTCTCGCAATAATTTGGCGCGTAATTCGGCCTCCTCTTGCGTAGCAAAATTGCCTCTAGACTTGAAGCCACGTGTAGATGTTTGGAAGTTGTATTTGATATTGAATTTCTTCTCCAATTCATCCTCTTCCTTATCCATAAATGTCTTGTAATCGTCTTCAATAGAGGATTTAATAATAGTTTCACGCTCTTCTTTTACGAAATCTTCAAAATCTTTAACCACTTCCTCAAACCTCAACTTGTACTTGAAAGAAACGAAATTAAGAAATTGATGGAATTTTTCCATAGACTTGTTCATTTCCCATGTTTTTAGGAATTCCTCAAAAAAAAACAGTTCCTTCTGTTTTACAATTTTGTCGGGAGATATAAAGGAAAAACAACCAAAATTTTGCCCGGCAATAGGCCTATCAACCTCTAACAAGTCAACATATTTAGGATTTGGCGTTCCATCCTTTTTATTTTTGCGTTCAAAGGGAAGCTTTTTGTTAGAAGATTTGTTGCTACTCATTATATATTTAGGAATAATTGGGTTTAAGTATTAATTTTACAAATTATAAATTTTTATAAATAGAAAAATATTTAATAAACAATAAATTCTATAAAATATTTTTCTATTTATTTTATATAACGAGCATGTTTAATTTTACTGAATTTATAAAACGTCTGATTAAATACTTGATTGAGGGTCTAATGGTCGCCATAGCAGCCTTTGCTATACCCAAAAAGTCATTGAATTTAGAAGAAATCGCTCTCCTTGCCTTAACCGCAGCTGCAACATTCGCTATTCTAGACACTTACATCCCATCGATGGGTGTAAATGCTCGTTCGGGTGCGGGTCTAGGTGTCGGGTTCAATTTGGTTGGCTTCCCTGGCGGCCTTTAAGTTGTTTAATAAATGTTTTAAAACCGCCATTATGAATACATTATGCTGTGTGTTTTTTATATAATTATATAATATATTATATAATTATGAGCATCCCAAAAATAATATGGGCAATTTGGGTTAATTTTGACAAATATCAAGATGGTAAATTAACAAGCCAATTAACATACTTTAAAAATAGGCTAACACAACAACATCGCGAATGGCAAGTTAATATAATTCTAGAATGGAATGTTTTGCTTAGTTATATTAGCGAAGACGATATATTGGTAGATATTGTTAAAAATCCTAATATTATTCAACAACACAAATCCGATGTAATTCGGTTTTTTTTATTGAAAAAATATGGCGGGTTTTGGATTGATATAAGCACATTTTTATTTACATCATTGAATATATATTATGAAAAACAGCCCACTGCGAACTTTATATGTTACTATACGCCGCCATTTATGATTGAAGAAATAATTTTTAGTTCGCTATCAGAGATGTTTGATAGTATCAAGTTCAGTGAAATAGTATCAAAGTTTAAACCGATCCAAGACAAATATATTAAATTAAATGACAAATACAAGGATTTCCCATTTATACCCGAAAACTTTTTTATCGCGTCTGTTCCCGCACATCCGATAATGATTGATATATATGAACAGTTGCGCAGTTTTTGGAGAATTTCAATGCCAAATATTACAGACGAAATAACACGGTGTGCCGAAATAGATTTGTTAATGAACAAATTAGGCGATGAAGTGTTTGAAATAAATACGTTAGACCATACGTTGACCAAAACTTATGATATGACCGACATAACAAACGTTAAATTTTTTTATCATTTATTAGATAATACATGGAATTGTGGTTATGTATTTAATTATCTTCAAATGTATATTGCTATAATAAATTACATAAAATCAAATAATTTACGGATAACTCAAGAAGAAAACTTACACCCAATATTTAGTCCATACACTCAAGATTTATGTTCTGTCGATGAAAATATAGATGCTTGTAAAAATATTATTGTTACAAATGATACAGATGGTAGCACATTATATTTACTATCTTTATCATATAACCGCCTAATTAAATGGGCCGATATAGAGCCCGAACGGAAAAATTTTAATAATACATTGATTCAAAAATTAATAAATAATATTGGCAATAATGGTTTTACAAAAGAAGATATGATACAGCAAATAGTTGATTGGGGTATTTATCAAATTAAATTTAGTAGTTGGACTCGGGATGCTGATGTGATTTTAGAGTTGGAGAAATTATTTCCAGTTACGACAATAGAAAGACTAACAGCTGAAAATGATCCGATAACTGAATCAGCAGCCAAAACAAATCCGATACCAATTTTAAATGCGGGTAAATCTAGAAAATCTAGAAAATCTAGAAAATCTAAAAAATCTAGAAAATCTAGAAAATCTAAAAAATCTAGACGGTAGGTATAAACTCCCAATTCAACTCGACACACATTTTCCGCCACGTTTCGTCTTGCTCTATTAATTTTTCACGATCTTTCAAAAGTGGTATATCGTTCAAATAATCATTTTCTTCTAAAAGCTCACAAAATTTGAACAAAACATAATAATAATTCAAAAAATTAACGCGATAATCGGGACACGTTTTGGCATAGGGCGATTGAATCTCCATAAAGAGATTACATAAGGTGTCTTCCAATTCGGGTCGGAAAACTGGAGGCTTGATGCCCAACTTATTTTTAATAAATGCGATATGTTCATAATATTTATTAAATCCTAGCTTTTTCAGAATATCCTTGGTTTTATAATGTGTTAGTTGTTCCAAACCAATTCGCTCCTTTTTAATTTGTAATTCAATTAATTCAATTACTTCATTGGGTATTTGCGTTGTCTCTTTGCCTTGAAATTGGGCCAAAATCTCTTTAAAATGGTTTATTTTTTTGTAGGCATAAAAACATACTTCTTTTGGCGGTTCTTTATAACTCGGCTTTTCATTTTCTATTAAAAATGGAATACTAACAGCACATCCATTACAAATGAGTACACCTTCATCATCTAACGGTATCATTTCGCCTTTACTACATGCTTTACATATGTCTACTTGCTGAACATAAGATTTCATATCAAAATAGGTTTCGTCGATGTTAGTTAAATATTTTTGAACAATATTTTTATTATTCAATTCATCACTACAATTGTCATCATTATCGCTAGGCGTAATTTTAAAAATGTTGAATAGCAATTGACTCTTAGATGTAGGCGCTTTTGTTTTATCATTGATAAGATTTATTTTTTGTTTGTTTTCAAAATACTCAAAAATATATTTAGAATTATCTAAATAATAATTTGTCTTTTTCTCTTTCAGATTTTTAATATTTTCATTTATTTCCTTTATTCTATCCTTTTTTTCCATGATTTGATCAATAGATAAATTAGCCGCAGTATTTGTTAATTCTTGCTTTAAGTATTTTTTTTCTGCTTTTAGCTGTGGTATTGTAAACATATCATTATTATTAAATTCATTAACAAATTCATTATGTTTTCCATCTAGGGTTGTTGAATATTTTTTACTCACTTTTATTTTTTTGTTAGTTTTAGGCTTAAATGATGGCATATATATATATAAATTATCATAATTATTTAATTTGTATTTTTGGGTATATATATAATTTGCTGTTTTGTTTTTGGATATATCTTTTTTAACAATAGTTAAAAATTAAAAATTACTTTCATTTAGTAAATTAATGGATATTGAAATCAATATTAACAAGAATACAGAATCCAAAAATATTGATAACATCGTTTGGCAAAAAATGAATTTTATATACAACGCATTAGAAAGCGGGTGGTCTATTAAAAAAATCAAAAAATCCTATATTTTTTCAAAAAACCATGAAGGAAAACAAGAAATTTTTGATGAACAATATTTGGCCATTTTTATCAAAGACAATATTAATAAAAAAAATATTTTTTCATAATATGTAGGTATATTATTGATTGTGTGTAGTTAAATAATTAATTAAACATAATTTTCAAAATTTTTTTCTTTTAGGAATGTATAAAAATGGGAGGCGGATTAATGCAACTCGTAGCTTATGGCGCACAAGACGTCTACTTAACTGGTAATCCTCAGATAACTTTTTGGAAAGTTACTTATCGCAGATACACTAACTTTGCTATTGAGTCAATTGAGCAGACTTTTAACGGCCAAGCCGATTTTGGTCGCCGTGTCCAATGTACTATTAGCCGAAATGGTGATCTTGCCTATCGCACTTATTTACAAGTCACTCTCCCCGAGATTAATCAGCTGATGGGTATCGCTTCCTTCGCCGTTGGTGTCGGTTCTGGTGTTTATGCCCGTTGGTTAGACTATCCCGGTGAGCAGCTAATTGCCCAAGTTGAGGTTGAAATCGGTGGTCAGCGCATTGACCGTCAGTATGGTGACTGGATGCACATCTGGAATCAGCTCACCATGACTGCTGAGCAACAGCGCGGATACTGGCAGATGGTTGGTAACACAACTCAGCTAACCTTTATCACTGATCCCTCTTTCGCTGAGGTCGACGGACCTTGTGACTCCTTCGCCCCCCGTCAAGTTTGCGCCCCCCGTAACGCTCTTCCCGAGACTACCTTGTACATTCCTCTTTTGTTTTGGTTCTGCAGCAACCCCGGTCTTGCTCTGCCTTTAATTGCCCTTCAATACCACGAAGTTAAGGTCAACCTTGATATTCGTCCTATTGATGAGGTTCTTTGGGCCGTTACCACTCTAAGTTGTAACACTGATGCCTATGCCAACAATTCCACCGGTACTTTATCCGCCGGGGGCCCCGGAGGCCCAAGTAACCCCGCTGTTGCCGGTTACCAAAAGAATCAATTTTCCCCCGGACGTCCCGTCCCCGCTGCCATTGCCTACAATCAATCTATCGTTGCCGCTTCTTTATACGTTGACTACGTCTTTTTGGATACTGATGAACGTCGCAGATTTGCCCAAAATCCTCACGAGTATTTGATCAGTCAGCTTCAGTTTACTGGTGACGAGTCTGTTGGTTCATCGTCTAACAAGATCAAACTCAACTTCAACCACCCCGTGAAAGAACTTGTTTGGGTTGTTCAGCCCGATCAGAACGTTGATTATTGTTCTTCCTTGGTTTGCGATGCCCTTCTGTTCAAGGTTTTAGGTGCTCAGCCATTCAACTACACCGATGCTGTTGATGCTCTTCCCAATGCCATCCAAGCATTTGGTGGTCCTCAAGCAGTCGCCCGTGGCCCCAACGGATTCATTGATGCCCGCGGTCTCTTTACTGATGCCGGTGCTTTAGACTATGAGATCCCCGCCGGATTTACCGGATACTGGCACGGACCTCAAAACCCCTACAATGAGGCAAATATGGGTGGACCAAATGTTCCTCTTAACGTTCACGGTGTTGCCGGCCTTGGTGGAATTGGCAGTGTTGGTTACAGTTCTGCCAATGCTTCTGCTTCATCCGGCGCTTCTGGTATCCTTGGTGGTGCCGGAAGTTTAGGAGTTAACCCCTCATTTGCCGCCAACAACACCGCTGCTATTCTTCAGCAGCTTCAAGATTTGGCCACTGCCGGCCACAATGACGGCTCCACTGTCTCTGATGCTGGTACCTTCGTTTTGACCTATGCCTCTCTTGACCTCCACTGCTGGGGGCAGAACCCCGTCGTCACCGCTAAGCTCCAGCTTAACGGCCAAGACCGCTTCTCAGAGCGCGAAGGATCTTACTTCTCTTGGGTCCAGCCCTTCCAGTCCCATACCCGTAACCCCGATGAGGGTATTAACGTGTATAGCTTTGCATTGAGGCCCGAAGAGCACCAGCCCTCCGGCACGTGCAATTTCTCGCGTATTGATAACGCGACACTCCAACTTGTGCTCTCCAACGCCACCGTTGAGGGTACCAAAACCGCCAAAGTGCGTGTTTATGCTACAAACTATAACGTGTTAAGAATTATGTCCGGCATTATTAAAACCTTCTGTGCCGAACAGTTGGCTGCCACATTAGATATTTGCTTCCTAATGTGGATAAACAGTGTAAAGCAGATATACATTCGGAAATATGGGAATGTATTATATAACCAGCTAGTCTTTGCTTGACTATGTCAAGTGAAGGCCACATTTCTAAATTGCGGGAACATCCTAATAGCCTTTTCTACTACTTCATTGTGCGAAAGCATGGTGAATACCCGGGGTAATGACCTAGGGCATAGTAACAACGAAAAGGATTGGACAATCTGCAGCCAAGCTCCTAAGTGCGCCAACGCAAGCACATGGAGAAGGTTCAGAGACTATAATGGAATGGGTTTGAGAAAGCTAGCAACTTTCGATGATAGCTTGAGGGATAGTCCAAGTTCATATAGAAATATATGGGTTTAAATCGCTAACTTGGGGAGGCTTAGCGTACAGTAATTAATGAATTACATTTTTTAATATATGATTCAAAAAATAATATAAAGACATTCATATTATATAATTTATAATATGAACAAAAAATCGTCAAAACCTAGTTTTTGTATGGATTATGAAAATTATTTTATTAATTACGGAGAAACAAGTTAATAAAGAAAAATCCGAGAAAATGAGAGGAGAAGGTAACCATAATTTTGGCAAATCATTTTCGGAAGAAACTAAGAAAAAAATGTCGGATTCTATTCGTGCCGCAAAAGGTGGAGTAAGTGATGAAATTATTATACAAGTTAGAAAATTAATTAAAGATGGTCGTAAAAATACAGGAATACAAAATATGCTTAGCTTACCAAGACATACCATTACTAGAATAAAAAATGGAGATTTTGTTTGCAGAAATGAAGAAAAAAAAGAAAAAACGGCTTTAACCCAAGAAGAAGTAAATTTATCTAAAAGAAAAATACTAACAGAAGAAATAATAATTGTTATTGAAAGATTAAATGAAAAATGGAATCCAATTCGTATTTTAGCTTATTTAATCGATAGAAGAAATCAAAACACGATTCCAAATACACTTACTATTGACATTATTAAAAATATTAAAA